CGGAGAGCGAGATAAAGACGGCCTCTTCGTCACCGTTCCACTGGAAGTCGGGCATGGCGTAATCTCCTAGATCGTCTCGATGGCGAGAACCGTGAGCCTGACTGAAGCATAGACCTGAGTGACCTTTTGAGCGCCCATTATGGTGCGAGGGTAAAGCGCCTCGACCTCAATGTCGGTGCCGCCGACCGTAGAGCCCTCGCCCCACTGGAAAATGACCGAAGGATCGCCGGCGTTGCGGTCGGCCCGGATGCGGTCGACGAGTGCGTCGAGAAAGGCGTCGGCGGCTTCACCGCAGTCCTCGGCGAGGTTGCTGGTCGAACGGATGAAACAGTCCAGCACGAGGTCGAACGTGGTGGCTTTCTTACCTGAGTGCGGACCGCCAAGGGCCATGCGGCGCTCGCTCTGGCGTTGGAGGTAGAGGTACATGACGGCGCCGGTTGAGTGGCCGGGGTCGGTGTTCTCGAAGAAGTCGCCCTCGGGGCTGAACTTGGCCGGGTGTGCGTAGACCTTGCCGAGGTACGGGATCGCCGAGGCGCTCGGGTCGAGGTACGCCTGGACGGCGGTGCGTACTGCGGTGCGAACGCTCACGAGCGACCGTAGACCTGCTTGAAGGCGTCGAGCAGGATGAGGGCTTGGTCGAAGTCCTCGGCACTTGTTTCGGTGCGGCTGCCGGCCATGATGGGCTCGCCGATTTCGTTGAGGACGAAGCCGCCTTGGCCTCGCTGTTTGACCATTGAGACGACGAGGTGAATGACCGCCTGCTTGACCGTGGGGGGCAGGGCCGAAACGTTGGTGCCGGCGCCGTGTGAGTAGGCGAGGGCTACGGTGAGGGGGACGGTCGTGCTGACGCCATCCCATGTGGAGGCCACTGTGACCGTCTCGGCGACTGGTGCGTCGTAGATCGTGACGTGGCTGCCGGCGTAGAGGCCGGTGGTGCTTGGCACCGTAATCGAGGTGGCGCCGGCGGCTGCCTGCGAGGTAAGGGCTTGGTTGAAAAAGCCGTTGACGTAGGTCCACTCGCAGAACGTGAGGGCGTAGCCTCGGCTGGCGACGCCGGAGAGGTCAAGCGGTCCTTCCGAGCTCCATGAGTCGTTGCCGGCGGTGATGACGAACTGGCGCTGCTCGATCCAGCAGTTGTAGTTGGTGACCGGCGCCTGCGTGAGTTGGCCGGGAAAAGCGCCCGACGAGAACGTCTGCACCTCGAGGATGGGCCAGAACGCCGGGTGAATAATGAACTGGCCTTGGCGGTTAGCCCGGTAGCGGCCTGCCTCGGTGTTGACCGTGGCGCCGAGTGTGCCGATGGCGCCGAGGCAGTATTGGTCGGCGAAGGCTGAGGCCTGGACGATTAGATCGTTGAGCGCCGTGTCCTGCACCTTGAAGTCGCCGCCGGGGACGAGTTGCGTGGTGTCGATGGCCGAGGCGATTGGCGACCGCTTGAACTCGCCCGGCGTGAGGTAGACCGAGCGGTTCTGATAGGTGAGGTTCTGCGGTGCGATGGCGCTCATGGTTCTAGTTTGCCCTTAGTTTTGCTCGGCGACGAGGTTGCTGCCGTCGCATCTGCCGCAATGATCGTGAAAGACGGCGAGGAAGCCGCAGTCCTGGCAACGGAAGCCGACCGGGGCGTTGATGGTGGTGCCGACCGTCACGAAGTCGCCGGTGCGCTTCATCTGGCGAGCGGTGATCGGGTCAACGTGGAAGGTGCCGTCCTTTGAGCGTTTGTGCTCACGGCCACCTATCTCAATACTGACGGCGCCCTTGTCCGGTCCTAGCATCCTCGTCATTGGCATCTCCCTCCTACCGCCAAAGGCGAGCGACCCGAGTCACGAGGACCCGAGCCGCTCGCCTGAGGCGTGCTGTGTGGAGCGCCTAGCTGGTAATGCCGGTGATGGCGCCCGACCATGCTGGTGCACGGTGAAGCATGGTGCCGTACTGGTACGTGCTGAGCTCGTAGTTCAGCGACGTGACGGGCCACTCGATGACCGTCAGGTCTGCACCTTGGACGTTCCTGACCTCGGTCGTGGTGTTGATGCCACTGTCGGGGAAGGGGAGCGTCTTGGTCCAGATGAGGGCCGTGCCGCTCGGCATGTAGGGCGAAGCCACCACGTCGACCATCTTGCCGGTGACCTCGTTGACGAGGCCGGTCACGACCGAGCCGATGGACACGCCATCGCCGCCGTCGTAGTTGATCCGGTAGCCGGTGTTGCCGCCACCCGAGGCCTGGATGGCCTTGGCAAGCAGACGACGGGTTGAGCCGTCAAGCAGGATGCAATCCGGGTCGGAAATGACCGATGCGTACAAACTTTGGAAGGCGTCCTGAAATTCCTTGGCCGGCTCGCTGGTGCTGAGTGAACCGTTGAGACGGTTGACGTAACCGGAGATGCTCGTGTTGGTGAAGGTTGCCACGAGGCCGTCGAAGGCGGCAGACGAGGCGTCCGCTGCCGAGGATGGCGCCGTGAATGATCCCGAACCAGCCGACAGGATGGTCACCGAGGAACCGACCACGGAGGTCTTTTGCGTGTAGACGCCGGTGCTGGTGCCCGAGTAGACCCACCAACGGACTGCCGAGGCCGGCAGGTTGGCGGTGTTTGCCGTGATGGTGACGGCGGTGTTTGAGCTGAGCGCCTGCGAGCCTTCTGCCGTAGCAACAGTCTCACCGAAGCCGGTGTCAAGGGTCACCTTGTAGTAGAGAGTGCCGGTGAGCGTGCCGCCGGTCGTCGCTGCTGAGGTGAAGTTGGCGATCAGCGGCGTGGTCAGGTTGCCCGAGTAGCCGTTGGCCGAGGTTCCACGTCCGCCGATGAGGTTGCGCTCTTCGCCGATCATGTGGGCCCAAAGTGCCGCCGTGTGGCTGAGCTGCCGAAGGTCGGCGAAGCCCATGCCGGCGAACTGCGACTGCATTGTCACGCTGTCCGAGACACCCTGCTCGGTGAACGGCACGACGTGACGGTCGGCGGCGTAACTGATCTTCGCCGGACGGTTGCGCGTGATGTTCGCGTTGTCCCACGTCGAGGAGACGCTGGACGACGAGAAGAAGGTGTTGAGGTTGGCAACGCCACCCGAGCCGGAGTTCGAGACGCCGGTGATGCGACGGTACTCTGCCGCCTGACCGATGCCGGTGGTGCGAGGCACGGAGTTGCGAACGACGAACGAACGGGGCACGAGCAGGGCCAGCGCCGGGTCGAGGTCGTAGGGAACCATGCCGAAGGTGCCGACCGAGGACGACAACGGGTTGGTGAGGCTCCAGTCCTTGTTGATCTCGGCGAGGCGGTCAAGTGCGCTCTGCACGTCGGCGGCCTGGTCCGGGGTCATGGCCTTCGTCGTCATTTCCGAGCGAAGTGCGTCGAGGTCGGTGGTCGGGTTTGCGCTCTTGACGACGCCCTGCCCGCGAACGAACTGGACTTCGCCGCGTGAGGCGGCTGAGATGGCGCGGTTCTGGCAGTCCGAGAGGACCGACTTGAACTGCTCGAAGCGGTCGACTCGCTGGTCGGCGGGAACGCCGCCGAAGAGTTCGTCAACCGAGGGGGCTGCGAAAGCCATGATGGTTGCTCCTTGAGAGTGGTTTGGTGTGTGCGGTATTGCGTGCTTGCTAGGCGGTGGCGAACTTGGCTGCGTCGCGGCTCATGGCGTCGGCCTTGTCGCGGTACATCTTCGCCAGTGTGGGATCTTCCACCTGCGTTGCGATGCTGTAGTACCGGCTGGCTTCTGCTTCAAGTCGCTCGGCTTCGGCGCTCTTGCGCGCTTGGGCCTGCGTCCGAGTAATCGCCGGGCCACCGGGGGCGGCTAGCGTCTTGACCCGCTCCAGCTCAGCCTTCAGGAGTTCGAGCTCCTCTTGCTGCGCTGCCTTCACGGTCGTTACGTCCTCACGGAGGTCCTCGATGCCGAGGGCCTTGATGAGGTCGATCTTGATGGCGTCAACGGCGTTGGCGTCGCCGGCGTTGGCGCTCTTGATGAGGTCGGCTGAGACGCCGAGCATCGTGAGGTCCATGTTGCTGCTCTCCTTGTCTGAGTCGTCCCATGCGGTGAACGGGGCGTCCGTTTCGTTCTCGCTGGCCTCGTGGAGCCACCAGTCGAGGAACACCTTCAGGCAGAGGAGCAAGTTGCTCA